GACGGCTAAAACCAACCCTAATCAGGTCGTTCGTGAAGCAGGCTTGAAAGTGCATAGCTTAGGTGGAAACACGCTTAAATCGAATCCTAGTGAATGGATTGATGGTGCGGTGGATAACGGTATTAGTCAGTTATCTTTAAAAGATGCCAATATCACTTTAAAGCCTATTCCTGAAGAAGATTTACCCGAAGCGAAGAAAGCGTTTGATGGTATGGGAGTCAATGAAAAGCTTAATTTTATTAGCGGCTTAATCTCCAAATCCAAAGGACATCCAAGAGGTGCAAGTATTTGGGGTGCAACTTTGGCTCAATTAGGTTCAGGGGATCAAAACTATGTAGCTGCTGGCCTTGCTGATATGAATAAATTTCAAAGCACTGAGGGGCGTAAGCTATCAACCTCCATCGTTAATGGTACGCAAATTCTAAAAAACAAACAGCTCATCATGCCTAAGGATGCAGACTTAAAATCAGCATTTAACAACTATGTGGGCAATACCGTATCAGGTACGAGTGCCAATAATGCTTATAACGTATTCCGCGCAGTGTATGCCGATACCATGGAAGCACGAAATTTACAGCATGACAAAGCAGATGAGTTGCCGAACAAAGAAGTGCTGAAATTTGCTTTAGCTTTTGCCACTGGCGGTGTTCATCAACAGTCAGGAACATTTAAAAATTATATGGGTGGAAAGCTACAGGATTGGAAAGTAGCTATGCCTTACGGAATGACCGATGACGCTTTTGAAAGTCGTCTCGATGCTGGTTATGCATCATTGGCCAAGCACACAGGCATGACCGAGGCAGAGCTTAAAACCTTACGTTTACGACAATCACCAGTGCGTAGCAAAAAGGGTGAAATTCAATACGATTTACTCAACGAGCGTGGCAATCCATTGCAGATCGATGGTGTTAATTGGCGAATCATGATTAATGGAGCAACCAAGTAATGAATTGGCTCAGTGAAATTGATGATAGCGAACAGCAATCTATCAATGAAATGAATGCAGGCGGCTTGGGTAAAGCTCCACAGCAGTCTAAAAAAGAAGCTGGCTTATTTGATGGTGCTGCAACTGCTATTCCTCGTGGTGTGGCTGCGGGTGCGGTCAAGGTCTATGACACGGCTAAGAAACCTTTTGAGCGTGTTGCTGATCATTTGCAGTACTCCATTGATGATGTGCGAAATGGCGGCCTAGATGGGGCATTAGATGTACGTGAAAAATCATTTTCAGATGTACATGAAGAAAAGAATAAAGACCGCCGTGACGCATTGGTGATGCAGGTTGAAGAACTTCAAGATGCGCCGAACTCAGGATTGGTCGGTAATATGCTTTTTGGTATTTCTGATATGGGTACACGTGTTTTGGCAGGTGCTCCACTTGGACCAGTGGGGGCAGCGCTAACTACAGGTGTAACCGAGGTGAATTACAGCCGTGAGGATTTAATTCATAAGGGCGTTGATGAAGATACAGCGACAACAGCAGCTTTGATCGATGGTGGTGTTGCAGCGGCATCCACCGTACTTCCTTTAAGCTATGGATTTAAGGGAACTGGTGGACTTGTCAAAGATGCAGCTCTATCGATTGGTGGGGCAACGGCTTTGTCTACTGCGGGTCAATATGCAAGTGGTCAGGTGCTTGAGTCTGAGGGCTATGATAAACAGGCCAAAAAGTATGAAATCACTGGTGAATCATTTGCTACAGATGTGGTTTTGAATACGCTTATGTTTGGTGGTGCACGTGGGGCAAGTCATTATTTAAATCGTACACCTGAGCAAGTGGAGGCTGACACAACACAGGTGCAATCTGCTTTGGTTGCGAATGAAGTTGAATTTGATAATGCAGCTTCACCTGTTAAGCCATCGAATCCAGTGCAGGCCAATAATCATTTCAAGAATATGGATGAGGCGCAAACCAATTTGCGTTTAGGTCGACCAGTCAACGTACAGCACAGCGTTAAGGGCGAGGAAAAGCAGAAGCCAGTCAATTATGAAACTATGGCTTTGCCAAGCAATGCCAAGTCTATTGCACGTAAAGCGCAGCAGGAAGGTGTTAATCCTTCGGTGGCTCTTACTATATCCCACATTGAAACAGGCGGACAATTCAATCATACAGCGAAGAATCCGACATCATCTGCACATGGTTTATTCCAGATCCTGGATAAAACATGGAAAGGACAGGGCGGTGGGGATCGTTACAGTATTGATGAACAGATCAAGCAAGGTCTGAAGCACATCAAGAATGCCAATGCATCCATGCGCAAAAGTCTGGGGCGTGAGCCGGTAGAGCATGAACAGTATTTAGGGCATTTACTTGGACCAGGTGGGGCAGCTGCAGTTTTAAAAGCAGATCCAAATGCCAAACTGATTGATGTTGTCCGAAAATACGATTCAAAGAATGCCAATGACATTGTGAACAATAATGGTATGTCTGGTCTGACCGTTGGACAGGCAATTGGCAAATGGCGTAATAAATGGAATAGCTTAAGCTCTCGTTATGGTGGTAATGGCACCAGTACTGCAATTGGCATGGATGGTAGTAGTTATGACATGGCTTATGAGGTCAAATCACTGGATGAACTGATTGCATCGAATGATCTGGCCTATGGGGTCAATCCGCTTTACCCATCTGAACTGCAACCGCGTGACCGTACCCGGGAAGCATCACGCCAACAGATTGAACGTATGGCTGAGGATCTACGACCTGAGTTGCTTGGTGAATCTCCAAAACTGTCTGATGGTGCACCGATTATCGGCATGGATAATGTGGTGGAGTCTGGCAACGGACGCACACTGGCCATTGCAAAGGCTTATGAATCTGGCAAGGCTGAAGAATATCGGGCCTTTCTGGAACAATATGCAGCAGAGCGCGGCATTGATATTGCTGGTATCAATAATCCTGTTCTAGTCCGGACACGTTTAACTGATACCGACCGTACGCAATTTGCAAAACTGGCCAATGAATCTGATGTGGCGCAGTACTCCGCAACTGAACGTGCTGTGAGTGACTCAGATCGTCTGCCTGATGCTTCTTTGCTGAAGATCAACAATGATGGCTCAATTAATTTAGATGGCTCTATGGACTTTGTACGCGGTTTTGTGGGGTCGTTGCCAAAGTCAGAACAGGGCACAGTGATTACCGGTGACGGACGATTAAGCCAGGAAGGAAAACGCCGTATTGAATCGGCCATTATGCAACGCACCTATGAGGATTCGTCTTTGATTGGCCGTATGGCTGAAAATCTGGATGATGACAGCAAGACAGTATTGAATGCCTTGCTCCGTGCTGCACCACAATTGGCACAGCTTGATAGCTTAGTGAAGCAGGGTGGTCGTCATCAAAATACTTTGGCCAAGGATCTGGCACAGGCAGCGCAAAAGCTCAGTGATCTGAAAGCCAATGGCCAGACCGTCCCGGATTATTTAAATCAAGGTCAGCTCCTCGAGGATGGACTTTCACCTGGTGCGCGTGATTTCCTGAATGTCTTTGACCAGAATAAGCGTAGTGCTAAGGCCATTTCAGAAAATATTCAAAGTGAAATAGATCGGATCGAGGGGATGGGCGATCCGCGACAAGGTTCGCTGTTTGGTGATGGGCCGGAAGAATCAGCCGATATCATCATGCAGAATCCTGATCAGCAGATTTCTGTTAGCCGTATGCGGCCAGATGGGGAAATGGAAGAAATCACCATGTCTTTACGTGAACGACTGGATGAACTGGAAGCCGAAGCACGTCAGGCACAAGAAGATACTTTGGCTGCGCAAACGGCCATTAGTTGTGCTTTACAGTTTGGTTGACTATTAATTTGAATTAATTAGTATTTTGTATTATAAATTGGGGACTTAATAATTTGTGAACAGCTTAAAATATTCAGGAATAAATTTATGAGCGATCAAAAAAAACACTGGTACATTGTACATGGATCATTTAAAAACCCGAATCTTGAACATGATCTTGATCAGAGTTTCAATGGAGATTTTAGCTTAAGTTCTTCAAAAATTACTAAATCAACTTTGGAGAAAGTACGTCTTTCTTTAGTGGATTTTATTAAAAATAACAATCCTGGAGTGGCGGTTAAAGATTTCCGGATTAACTCAATTTCATATCTTGGTGAGATGACCCAAGAAGAGTTTAACTCTTAGTTGATCACTCAACAAACCCAACCTTAACAAATGCTCAGATGATGAAAATTATCTGGGCATTTTTATTATGAAAGACCAATGCAAGGCCGCCGTAGCAAAAGCACTCGGCAAGGCAACTTTAAACCAGCAAGAAGCCACCGACATTGAAAACCGGATCAAGGACGCGATGAAGTCTTTGGCCAAAAAGGATATTCAGAACTGGCGCAATCTATCTGATGCCGAAAAACTGGTGAAAGCTGGTGAATTTGTCGCAGAAGATATCCAGGCACAATTAAAACGAAAGCATGCCATAGCAACGCGCGACATTCTGACCCAAAACAAAAACCTTGCACAGCTTGATCATCCAACACTATCAGCCAGTGAAGTTGTAGACCGTATGGTTGCACCGCATGGTGATATGTCTGGCATTCAGTCGATTGACTCCAAAGCGCGTGCGATTGCATCTGTTTACCGTGGTGATCTGGTGGACTTCTATACCAACATTAAAGGCGGTTTAGGTGTATTTACTGATGCAGAGCTGGTGCAAAAAATTGTCCGTGAACGCTTCAATGACAGTACCGGCGATCCTTTGGCCAAGAAGATTTCAGACAAAATGGGCGAAGTCTTTGAAGGTATGCGCGAACGCTTTAACCGTGCCGGCGGTGATATTGGAAAACTGGATGATTGGGGATTGCCGCAGACACATAGCCTGGAAAAGATCGTATTAGCTGGCAAACAGGCATGGGTGCAAAAAGCAGAAGGCTTAATTGACACTTCAAAATATGTGCATGAGGATGGCACGTACTATTCACAGCAAGAGATCCGCGAACTACTTGAATACTCATTCGACACATTGAGCAGCAACGGTGCCAATAAAACTGAAATTGGCCGTCAGTCCTTTGGTGGTAATTCCAAAGTCACCAGCCGTCATTCTGAAAGCCGGGTACTGCATTTTAAGGATGCTGAATCATGGATGGAATATCAGTCTGAGTTTGGCGGTATGCCGTTTGTAGACTTGGTGGAAGCGCATATTAACGGCTTATCCAAAGATATCGCTATGGTGGAAAATCTGGGCAGTAGTCCTAAAAATGCCATGCGCATATTGATGGATGCAGCAGAGCAGAAAGACTGGCAAAAAGGAGTTGATGCAAACGACACAGGCAAGTCACGTAAACGTGCACAGACCATGTTTGACGAGTTCACAGGTCAGAATACACCGCAATCCGAAGTGCTGGCCAATTTAGGTTTAGCATATCGATCAATGAACGTGGCATCCATGCTGGGTGGTACCACAATTTCATCCGTCACCGATCAGGCCATGATTGCAAAGACTGCATCGATCCATGGTATTGCCTACCGTAAAACTTTTGGTGAACTGGTTTCACAGCTTAATCCAAAAAATAAAGAAGATCGGCAGCTGGCGCACAGCTTGGGTTTAGCAACAGAAGAAATGTTAGGTTCAATCGCACGTTGGTCAGATGATGGCCTAACTTCAGTCAGTGGCAAGAGCCAAAAGCTTGCACGAGTATCGAGCGCCGTAGCATCCCAAGTTATGCGTGTGTCTGGTTTAAATGCACTTACAGCAGCTTCAAAGGTTGGCTTTACTAAAATGCTCATGGAGAAATACGGACGTTTGAGCCGATCTAAAGCTTGGGCAGAGTTGGGAGAATTAGATAGAGAGCTTATGCAAAAAACTGGACTGAGTGAGCGTGTTTGGGAAGTTATGCGCTTGGCTGAACCTGTTGTCGATCGCAAAGGCAATCAGTTGATGTCGGCACGTTCTATTTATGAAATTCCCGATGAAAAGTTATTGGCCTTTGGAGATCCGGAAAGGGTGCGTGATGAAGTAGCTTCAAGCTTTCAGGCTCACTTACTAGATGAACAAGGCATGGCAGTGGTTGAGGCTGGATTGCGTGAAAGAACGTTCATGAGTGCAGGGCAAAAGAAAGGTACTGTTACAGGCGAAATTTTTAAATCCATGCTTCAGTTTAAATCTTTCCCAGCAGCGTTTCTTATGCGCCATGGTAGCCGTGCAATGAGTCAGCCAACAAAAATGAGTAAGGCAGGGTATGGCGCTTCAATTTTTGCTATGACAACTTTACTAGGTGCTTTAGTTGTTCAGCTTAAAGAATTAGCCAATGGTAATGATCCTCAAACAATGTGGGATAGTGATGATCCGCAAAAGACCATTAACTTTTTAACTCGATCAGCAGTGCAAGGCGGTGGCTTATCAATCCTTGGCGATATCCTTGTGGCGGGTACTGATACCAGTGGGCGAGGTACATCCGACTTTATGGTTGGCCCTTTCGGTTCAGATGCAAAAGCGGTGCTTGGTCTTACTGTAGGTAACTTCACTCAGTATTACGAGGGCAAGGATACGAATGCAGCCAATGAAGCTTTTAAACTTTTTAAAAACAAAATACCGGCTCAAAACCTTTGGTATACCAAAGCCGCGACCAATCGAATGATTTTTGATGAAATGCAAGATATGATTGCACCCGGTTATCGAGAAAAGCTTTTACGGAAAGCTGAGCGTGAACATGATCGTACGCGCTTTTTAGGAGATTTTAGTTGGGGTTCAGGCTTTGATGAGGCTAGAACGCCTGATTTTGATAGGGTTATAGATTAGATATGAAAAGATTATTTGGCTCTTTATGTGTTGTTATATTGCTTACTGGTTGTGCTACAGCTGATATTATTCCTATTGGGTCAAATACCTATATGATTTCTCAAACCTCAGCTGGTGGCGTGTTTAAGGCTATGGGTTCATTAAAGGCAAGTGTGATTAAACGTGCAAATGCTTTTGCTGAGAGCAAAGGGAAAATCGCAATTCCTGTAGCTGAGAAAGAAACGCCAAGCAGACCCGGACAAATGCCTAATTATGAGTATCAATTTATTTTGGTGGATAAGGATGATCCAAGAGCATCTAACCCTGTCTTAAAAGCAGCACCATCAACTTTGATTATAGAAAACAAATAACTTACCCAACAAACCACAATTTATCCCCCTGTATATATCACTTATACA